CGCCGGTATCCATGAACGGAAATACCAGGATGTTTTCATTGGCCTTCTGTGTCGTGATGCCGTAACGCTTTGTTACCGCTTCCGAAATCCCTCTGGACTGCATATACCGAATAGCAGCGGGCTTGACCTCAATCTTTCGGGCCTTGCCCAGGTCACGATATTTCTTTTCGCCGTCATAATAACGGTCCGCTTCCTGCCCCAGGGAGAAGCCGAAGTCCTTGTGCAGAGTAATCATGTTGCCCTTGACCCCGCATGAGGCCCGGAGACAATGGAACTGCCCTGACTTCAGATTGATGGCAAATGTGTACTGGTCCTTACTGCTCCGGCAGTATGGGCAGATTTTGAATTGCAGCTCATCGCCGGATTCCCTTGTCCGTGCTCCCTGTTCCATGGCAAAGCGCCGGGCGTCATCCGACTGAAAGTTATAGATCGTCATATCGTTTTCTCACCCCCGCCAGTGGATCGTAGGCCGAAGGCTCCTCAATATCTTTAATGTCTTCTGTAATGCCTATAATGTCTTGTATGTGCTCGCCAGTTGCTCGCCAGTTGCTCGTCACCTGCTCGCCAGTTGCTCGTTTACCTGCTCGCTGTTCTTGGAAATTGCTGTAATTTACAAGGAAAACTGTTGTCCGTTTAGGTGTTCGGTTTTGCCTTATCATGCCTGCTCTTTCCAGTGAATTTAGGAACCGGCTTGTTTTGCTACGGGACCATCCCCATCTGTCGGCCAGCTTCACGATACTGGTTATTATTTCGCCCTCTGCTATGTCAAAAGGGGCGCCGTCAAAAGGAATGGTCCTGTCGCAATGGCTTGCCATTATTATCAGATCTATCCACGCTTGTCCTTGCGCAAAAGGCTTGTCTGACCAGATCCAGTTGTCCGTGACGTTACGGTAGATCTTCACATATCCTTTATCCGTACTCGCCATTCTCAAGCCTCTCTTTCATGTCTCTGTACAAAATCTCTTTGATAAGCGCCCCGCTCGTTTCTGCTTTGCAGAACACAGGCCGAAGATTATAGCGGACCGTCCACGCCACCAGGGAGGCCATGAAGGCCGTGGGATTGAATCGGCTGCGGTATCTGTGTTTCAGAATTGCCTCGTAGCTCCCGCCCTCCACCAGTAGGAAGACGGTGGCCTCGTTTGCCGTGGCCCTCTCCATTTCCCGCCGGAAGCGGTCCCGGCCTCTGGTGAAGCACATGGCCAGTTCGTCAAGGTTCATCTTCCTCTCCACCACGCACCGAGCCTTGATGGCATTTGTTGTGTCGTGGATCGGAGCGCCGTTCAGATCTATCAGCCCGCAATAATCTCCATAGTTCAGAGTGGCCCGCTCATATGGCACCCCGAAGGTCAGGTATCTCTCCACGGCCTTCGGGGTTTCCTGCTCCCTTGTGTCAACGATGATGCGAAATGAGCCGAGCGCTTCAGCCACCTCGAAATGATCCATGGCTTAGAAGGGGAGCTCTTCGTCCGGCACGTTGTTGACGAAACCATCAGCAGAGGGAGCGGAAGTAGCAGCGGCCCTGCCGGATCCATTTCCGACCAGCTTGTCATTGGGGAGCTTGCCGGCCTTGCCCTGGCGTACATCCTCTGCCACGCAGGTCCATTTCATCAGAGTGTGGTCATAGACATTGCCGTTCTTTTCCGTCTGCTTGATGTGGAACTTGCCGCCGATCAGTTTGCCCTTGAGGGAGCGAATGTCACCGCCGAACACGAAACCGCTGTTGGAATCTTCAAGGTCAGCGAAGAAAGTGTTCCAGTTGTCCCAGATCCATGTCTCGCTGTGGTCGGAAGGGATAGTCAGAGAGAAGACAGCGTCATAAGGCCATTCCTTATCCTCGCGGGTATCTCTGTTGAACTGGTTCTGATAGAAGTCCTTGTATTTGCCCTCTGCGATGTCGAAGGCGATTCTGAGGCAGGAGCCGCCGGAGGGATATGTCCCTTCCTTTGCTCCTACGATCTTGACCACGTAGGCGTCCTTGGGAAGTGCCTCGAAAGATGTAGATTTGCGCTTGGATTTGTCGTATGTAGGTAATGCCATTGTGTTCCTCCTTAATTATCTTTTTGTAAGCAGCTGAATAAGTTCTTCTTTTGTCAGAGAGTTGTAGTATTCGCCCTCAAGCGCATCGAGGCGCTCGTTGATGCAGTTTTCTACAAACTTCGTTCTGTTCATGTTGATGATGTTGCAGTATTTGGTAAGGCGCTCTGCTGTGGCTTTTCCTATCCGTGGGCTAAAACCTCCATCTTTGGATTTGGTGTTGCGGCAGTTGTCCTCTACCCTCTTTTTTCTTTCCTTGACCTCATCCATCAGTATTCCTCCAGTGCCTTCAGCACTAACATGATGTCGTTGTCGATTTCATCTGTATCAAAAGCGCCAAGGGGCACCTTACATGTGCTTCCGTCAGCGCTCAGAATGAACTTGTACTTGCCGTCCTGCCGGACGCACCAGATCACGGTGGTCATCTTGCTTTCAAGGACCAGTTTCTCCAGTTTCCTGCCGTTGGTCTTGATGCGTGTGCGGATGATGCCGTTATCATCAGAAATGGTTTCGGAATGGCAGAGGATAATGACGGTCAGGTCATCCCGGAGCGTGAGGGCCTTGTTGATCAGATTCCAGCCGTTCTGAGCCAGGTCAGACCATGCGCTGCGCTTGTCTCCGCTCTGCATTGCAAGGATCCGCATCTCTTCTGCCACCATGAGGCCGTTGATCGTGTCGATGACCATATACTTGATGTGCTTGAAGTTCTCCTGCTTGTCCACCTTGTCCATCAGACTGGAGACCACAGAGAAGCTGTCAGAACAGACATAGTTCTTGTTTGCGGTGTTGTACTGCTTCCGCCATCCCTTCCAGTTGAGGCCCTTCTTGTCACAGTCGGCATACATTGTTTCCTTCGGCGGGAGATTCCGGAGGGATGTGGTCTTGCCGGAGCCGCTCTCGCCCATGAGGCCGATTACTTTTGCCATCATTCCACCTCCTCTTTCAGAACCGTTGTGTCAGTGGGTGCCTGTGCGTTAGTCCCTTCGGGGACGATCTGAAGCACGAGCCTGTCCTCGGGACCTCTGAGGAAAGCAGGCGCTGTTTCACGGATAAGGTTGAAAAGATTCTTGTCGTCAACTTCGCCGGTGATGGATTCCGCCCAGTGATTTCCTTCTTCCTGCTGTTCAATGGTTACTCTGTATTTCATGTTGTACCTACCTTTCCGACCATGTATAATGGTCTTGAATCGTTATGTTTTGCCCCGTGGAAGCTCCTACCCTTCCATGGGGCTTTTTATATTGACCGTTGCTTGAATGTGTAGTGCGTGCATTTCAAAACGCAGTTGTTCTTGACCTGATGCAGGGCCTGTGAGGTGCGGGATTCCAAGAGCCGTTCTGTGCGGTACGTTTCGTTGTCTTTGACGTACTGCTGATACTTTTCGCACTCGGAATGGCATCCGGCGTGTCGCTTCTCGCATTTCTTCCCGCAGGGTGGCATTGGTTTCTTCATGATGCCCTCCGCAAATCTGTCATCGTTCCCCATGTCTGCCAGCCTCTCTGATAGGCCCTGTCGGCTCTCTGGGCTTCCTTTTCCTTCTGCTTGCGGATATGTTCTGCAATGCCGGAAAGTCCGCAGAGGAGCAGAAAACACACACAGAGCGTTATGCCGGACAGGCTCGACAGCCTTAAAATGATGTATCCCCAGTTCATAAGTCCTCCAATCTCACTAAGGGCTTAACCTCTTTGATCGTGCCATCTGCTTTGTATACCGTGATATGCCCGCCTCCTGCATCATTGAGGCAGACCATCTGGCAACCGCCCTGCTGTGATGCAACATCACGGGCCGTCTTGGCGGCAATATCGTCATCCTGTGTTGCCCAGTGTGAGTTCCGGTCAATGGCAATGAAATAGGTCTTGCATGGCTTGCTTATCGACATAACTTTGATGCCTCCAATCTCTCAGAATCAGACAGCTGCAGGATGCGGCAGTAGTCCTGGAAGACTCCCAGCGGCATCTGCCTGGGATTGCTCTTGTAGTTGTACAGAGTCGAATGACTGACGCCCAACCTTGTG